ACTCTGATTTGAGATCAATCGGGATGATAGCACTGCCTTTGGTTGTGATCGAATCATTCAGTGCGGCATCAAACAACTCTCGTTGCTTCTTCTTATCAACCTCTGAAAGCATCCCATTCATCTTGATGATGCCTTTAATCTGCATGGACGAGCGGACGGCATTCTCGATGCCTTGAAGCACGTTCTCGTTGATCGTAATCGTCTTCAGGATCGCTTCGTGATCACCTGAAGCACCACTACCACCGAATAGATCATTGGAAGCGAAGTACTTTCTCAAGTGGATCACATTCTCATACGGCAATGTGAAATCCCGTCCGTCCTCGAAGTAAAACTTGATGTAAAAAGCATCCGCATTATCGACGAGTGCTTCTACCAAGATTGGGCGAAGTGGATAGAGTGCTTTGAGTCCGCCATTCACCGAGTCAAACATCGGATAGACGAAGGCATTATCATTCAGCAGGAGCAACGTGATCACCTTATAAACAAAGTCATAAGGTGTCATGAGCGTGTTTGGCCGATGCTTCAAAAGAAAAGACAGTCGACCTTGTTTCTCGGTCACTGTCTTATCGGTTTCGGTTTTGATGTAGCGCGGCTTGAGTTTTGCGCACTGACTAGCCACTCGATCGATGCAGATCTTCACAACATCACTCTTTGATATGTTCGAGCCAAAAGGTGTGAAATATGTATTCGTACTGCCTAGCAATTGGAAGGTGCTTGTGGAACCTTCTTTTTTCTTGCGTGTGAATATGCCCACGGGGATCACCTCTTTACTTTATCATGTTTTCATAATCGGTTTTATATCGGTTCAAAACGGCATATGCGATAATGAGTGCGACCGTCCCATCAATGCGTTTGTATTTTGAGTTCAACTTTGATGGTTGGATATTTCCGTTAAGATCGACTTTCGCTTGCGTGTTGGAGAGGCACCACTTTAGAATGGGGTTGTTACCATAGACGAGGACTTTGTTTTTAAGATCGGCTTCAAGTTGTTTCATTGGTTCCGAGAGAGAGTACACGCCCTGGCGGACCTTCTCCATGTTGAATCCTTGGTCTTCCATCTCTTTAATCCAGTATTGTGAATTCCAGGGGTCGAAGCCAACCCAAAGCGGCCGTATTTGATATTCGTGAATCATCTTCATGAACCATTGAGTCACAAGACTGAAGTCGTTTTGACTGCCTTCTGTTAATGTGATCAATCCTCGCTTGATCCAAATGTCATAAGGAACGCTATCTTCTTCCATACGCTTCTTAACCGCTTCGCTTGGCATGAAGAAATGAGCGATGACATACTTCTTATTGTCGTCTTTCTTCTGAATCACTAGAACGGCGGCCGTCAAATCGGTCGTGGAAGATAAGTCTACTCCAGCAATCGCATATGAGTTCTTCAACGAATCAATATCATACTTGGTCTCATTGTTCAAGTCGTTGAACGAAAGCCAAGCTCCTTGATCGATCTGCTTGATGTTGAAGTCCTTACACAACATCGTCACACGAGTAGAATGATCGTTCTTCGACTTGTTCATCACATCGTCCATGTAGGAAGTTAATTTCACAACTCCAAGACTCGGATTCGACTTCTGCCAATTGCGTGAATCATCATAGATCTCCTGTGTGTTATCTTGCGTATATAGCCAAGGTAGAACTCGTTCATCTACGATCTCACCTTTGAGCATCTTCCTACAATACTCGAGTTTGTTGTCAAGGAAGCCGCCGACTGTAGTGCCTTCGGTGGTGATGATGAAGATGAGCGGTTCCTTCTTGGTTGATTGGCTCTGCTTGATGGAGTCGTAAACCTTTGAATCTGTCATTTCATGGACTTCATCAATACAACCAACCTCAATATTGTATCCATCTTTATTTCGGCTTTGGGCTGACAATTTCTTGATTTTATTCTTTGTTTTCGGCGAATAGATGTAGAATATATTCTTTTTGCTTCGTTTTTCATTGGAGAGTGCAGGCGACTGCTCTCGCATATTGTTGATCTCTTCAAAGAGGATGTTTGCCTGCTCACTAGTATTTGATGCACATACGATATCGACTCCACCTTTTGAGAGGAAGAATTCCGCAAGATCAATCCCAGCTACGAACGTTGTCTTCCCGTTCTTTCGAGCAATCAATAAAATTACTTCGTTGAATCGTCGAAGTCCTGTCTCTTTCATTTTGAAACCGTAGGCGGTCTGAATAATCGCCTTCTCCCACAGATCCAATATGAACGGCTTTCCATTGAATGGCGATTTGGTGTGCTTGCAGAACGTCTGAATAAAGTCAATTCGAAGGTTTCCTGGATTTTCGTCGAAGGCATATCGAGGATCATCGAGATCACGAATCAGAATACTGATTTGTTTCTTGAGCTCTTCACCTGCCAGAATATTCCCTTGTTCGATTTGATGGTGGTACTCAAGTAAATAGTTCATTGCTCATTCGCTCGCTTCAAGAAATCATCGAAAGCATCATCCCCGTCAATGATATTCTTTCCCATGATCGAGTTAAGTGTTTTGATGACGGTTCCGTAGGAGTTGATAAGCTTTGTGTAATATTTAGCCGCTTCTGTTTGTCTCTGAGCACCTTTGGCAGAAACCTGGACTGCACCATGCTTTCGAATTTGCTCTTGAAGGTTTCCCAGTTCAACTTTCATGAAGGCCGCTTGCTCAATGAGATTATCGACTAGTTGTGTCTTGGTTTCATCGACCGATAAAAAAAGCGACCGAAGTCGCTCAATCTCTATATTCACATCATTGATCTTTGACATTTTGACACCTCACTCGAATATCGATGTTCAAGATTTATCCCAAAAGAAAAGGAGCCGCAGCTCCAGTATTTATTGGGGATTATCTTGTAGATATCCAATTTGCCAAAAATACATATCGATTATTTTCATAATTGGATATTTGATGCTAGATTTGGAATTAACATATTCCATGGTTTCATCAATTTCTGCTCTATTGTTTCGATAGAAAAGGAATAGTTCCGTCATTGCTAATGGTCCAAATGTTCTGTTCGGAATGTTTTTATATTTCAATCCCCCGACGAAATACCGATCGTAGGCTGGAACACATCCCAATGTCCCCATCATAATCTTTGTAACAAGGGTTCCTGATGCTTCTTTGGGGTCGTCCAACCGTCCATTTAGTATTGCGGTGTTCTTGTGGTATATTTCTGTGATTCGATTCGATAGTTCAGCAACAAGAGATAAAATGTTGCGATCCATATCTTTGGGGTTCAATGCAACAAGTGAGTCATATTTTGGTTTCAATATTTCCATAACAATCTCGTTGTGAAAGAGATAGTCCTTTTGTAACAAGAAGGATGATCCCCGAAGCATTCCCCAGCTAGCCAAATATGCAAACAGATGTAGGCTATGCAAACCAGGATCTTGAACTGATTTTCTGTTTTCTGTAAAGAAACGATAGCAGTGTTCCCAAGAACGATATCTGTCATGCGGATCATTTAGTAACTTATCGTAAAAATCTGTTACCTCTCTTAGCATTCGACTATCCTCCTTTGAAATTGTTGAAACAAAAGCTGGATTTTCAAAAAAATAGTCTTCCGTTTTTTAAGAGCCACCCTGTACGGTACCATCTGGATTGGTTATTATGTCAATTGGGGGGGAGCATCAGCCTTTGAGGCGCTTTAAAATCATCAAATATATTAGCATATACCTTTTTGAACCCCTCGCCTCCAGCACCGTTTTTTTCGACGATAATATAATTATGCCATTCATAAATAGCAAACAAATCGGTATATACCTTATCCTTTAAAGCATATTTCTTTTGGCCCTCTTTACCATAAAGTAAATCGAAATATATAGTTGGGTCTTTTACAGGAATCATATTGTCTAATAAGGAATGATTTCCTGATGTATAATATTGTTCCAAATCATCATAATCGATCAAATAACTACAACCATCGTTCTTTATATCAATAATCATGGTTGTTCTCGAATCGCAACTGTATTGTTTCTTTAAAACAGCATTATCCATATCTAGGAGCAATAAAAACTGGCGTTCAAATTTGCCTAATGAATCGCAAAATGAACCAGAATTTTCTCCGTTATCCAGTGTAATGAAAGTAATAAACTCCATATTCTTCTTACCTTTGAATGACCAATTATAAGAACTAAGGATCAGAGTATCACCATCAATAATTGCAAATTTGTTGTGTAAACACATGGTATTTTCTTCCACAAAAAACCCGATTTTCTTGACAATAATTTTTTCGTTCAACCCTATTGGATTTGCTTGGCTGTTAGTGGCATCTGTAATTATCTTTATTTCAACACCTCTATGACATGCTTGATTAAGCGCGTCCATAAACATACCAACATTTACCCAGCTAACACAAATGTATATATAACTCTTAGCATTTGATATTTCATTTTGTATTCTTTTTACAAAATTTGTAGAATCACTGAATACACTATCTATATTTGCCATTTTTTCACCCCTATAGTTACATTATATCAAACAATGTATAGTTTACAGAGGCTTTTCAGGATTAAACATATTTCCTTCTTCATCAAATTTAACTTCCTTACTGAAACGTTTGTGTTCCTTGTTGTGACAATCTCTGCAAAGCAACTCCAAGTTCTCGGGATGGAGACTAACTGAAGTATCGTCAAGATTGTCGACTGTGACTCTTTGTCTATGATGAACTTCCTGTCCAATGCCACCACATCGTTCGCAAAGACCATTCACCGATCGAATCTTAATCTCACGTGCAAGCTTCCAAGTATCGGATTTATAAAAATTGTGTAGCACCTTTGGTTTTTTCATATTCGCTTCTTAGTTCCTTTGCTTTGTCTTCGACGTGTTCCCAACGAACAGGAAGATCTTCACGGCCAATGTGACCATATGTCGCCAACGCCTGAAACTTGACGTTCTCGAATTCGAGTTCTTTCCGGATGTTCGCCGGAGTGAAATCGAAGTGTTTCTTGATGATGGCCAACAGCTCATCATCCGTCAACTTACCAGTTCCGAAGGTCTCAATCGAGAGCGCGACTGGATCCGCGACACCAATTGAATAGGACACGCAAACTTCGCACCTGTCCGCCAATTCGGCCTCTACGAGCGCTTTTGCGACGTACCTGGCATAGTAACTCGCACTGCGGTCAACCTTGCTGACGTCTTTCCCTGAAAAGGCACCGCCGCCATGACGAGCGTACCCACCATAGGTGTCGACGATGATCTTGCGACCCGTCAATCCAGAATCTCCATACGGACCTCCGACCACGAACGCTCCGGTCGGATTGATCAGGATGTTAATGTCGGACAAATTCTGGCCGATGATCGGCTTTAGGACTTCTTCTATAATGATACCCTTCGCCATCGAAAGCTCAACGCCTGGCTTCGTCTGCGCTGACACGATGATGGTGTCATAACCCACCGGTTTTCCATCGATGTAACGAACGGACACCTGACACTTTCCGTCCGGACCAAAGATGTGATTGTATTTAGATTTACGCAAAAAATCGATCTCTTTTGAGATTTCATGAGCGATCATGATTGGCAATGGCATCAGTTCCGGTGTTTCATTGCACGCGAAACCGTACATCATACCCTGATCACCGGCACCTTGTTGATGATCAGATGTTTCGTTCACACCCAAGGCAATATCGGTCGACTGTTTCGAGATCTTCTCAAACATATTGAACTCTTCTTCGTACCCGATGTCTTTTAACACTTGCTTTGCAACACCCGTATAGTTGACGATCGCCGAAGTGGTCACTTCGCCGAATACAAAGATCTGATTGTCTTTTATCGCCGAGTTGACTGCGACTCTCGCTTTTTGATCTTGTTCCAAAATGGCGTCAAGAATCGCGTCGCTGATTTGATCACAGATTTTGTCCGGATGTCCGGAGAATACAGATTCCGACGTAATGATTTTCATAATAGGTCTCTCCTTTTTCATCATGGTCTA